CTTGGGAAAATGAAAGGTATGCAGTTTATAGTGTTGATGACTTTTTTGATAAACCAGTATTGCTTACAAACTCAAGTAGAGAATTAGTGAAATGGCTAAATGGTGAATTAGATGAGCGTATTTGAATATAGGAATCCTCATCCAAAAGGACTACATACAACTGATTGTGTAGTTAGAGCAGTTTCGCTAGCATTTGATAAAGACTACTTAGAAGCAAGACGTGAACTAAACCGAAGCAAGAAAGAATTAGGCTTTGGAAGTTATAAAGAAACAAAGTTCATTTATAAATATTTAGAAGACTTTGACAGAATTGTATTAAAAGTTCCAAAAGGTGTACCAAGAGTTAAAGTTGATGACTTTGCAAAGTTTTTTAAAGAAGGAACTTATATCGTTAAACTTACAAAACATATAGTCTGTGTCAAAGATGGTAAGTTATTAGATACTTGGGATTCAAGTTACCGTTCAGTTTACACATCTTGGAAAATTAAATAACATAAAGGTAACTATTAGACCTTTAACTTTAAAACATTAGGCCTTACGTTTCGACGTGTGGCCTTTTTAAATCTTATTGGAACTTACACTTTAAAAGAATATATAAAACAAACAGAAGGGATATTTCAAAATGGTAAAAAGAGTAATAAGTAGTGAATCTGTCTTTGATGGACATCCGGATAAAGTATGCGATAGAATTAGCGATGAGATCCTAGATGCAGTATTAAGTGAAGACAAACTTGCAAGAGTAGCAATTGAAACAGCAATTAAAAATAATACTGTTTATCTATTTGGCGAGATAACAACAAATGCAAAAGTAGACTATAATTTAATTGTTCATAGAACATTATTAAATCTAGGATATTTAAAAGAGTTTAAAGTTATTAAAAACATCTCAGAACAAAGTCCAGACATTGCACTAGGTGTAGATGAGAGAGGCACTAAACTTCAAGGTGCTGGTGACCAAGGTATGATGTATGGTTATGCAACAAATGAAACAGATGAAAGAATACCTGCACCACTTGCACTGGCTCATAGAATTTCAAAGCGCTATAAATTTTTAAGGGAAAATAAATATCTAGGTTTATTTGCACCAGATGGCAAGTGCCAAGTTTCATATTTTTATGAAAATGACAAACCAATAGAAATACAAACAATAGTAGTATCTGCACAAACTAAATGTTCAATTGATCCGATTCTTTTAGAAAGAATCATAAAGGCTGATTTGTTAAAACCTTTAAATGGAAACCTGGATGGAATTAATATATTAGTTAATCCAACCGGTGAATTCTTAATTGGTGGACCTGATGCCGATGCAGGACTTACTGGTAGAAAGATTATTGTTGATACTTATGGTGGCTTCTCACATCATGGTGGTGGTGCTTTTTCTGGTAAAGATACATCAAAGGTTGATAGAAGTGCTGCTTATTATGCAAGGTATGCAGCTAAAGCGTTCGTTGATGCAGGACTTGCAGATAGATGTGAAGTTGGTGTTGCATACTCAATTGGAGTAGCAGAGCCAGTTTCTTTATACATTGATACCTTTGGAACAGGCAAATTAAACGATGAGGATTTATTATACTTATTGAAAGTTTACTTTGATTTTACACCTTCAAACATTAGAAAAGAATTAGAACTTGATAAGGTTAAGTTTTCATCACTTTCTGCATTTGGTCATGTCGGAAGAGATGACTTAAATGTTAAATGGGAAGATACCAATTCAAAAGCAAATGAACTAAGAGAAGCCTATGGCAAAGCCAAAAGAACTGCACAGGTTTTATAAATCGAAGGCTTGGCAACTTGCTCGAACTATAAGAATAAACGCCACACAAGGCAAGTGTGAGCGCTGTGGTGGCATAGGTGAAGAGGTACACCATCAAATTAGATTGACCCTTTCTAATCTTGGTGATACAAGTATTAGCTTAGATCAAAAGAATCTAGAATTGTTATGTAGAGATTGTCATAACGAAGAGCATGGAAGGTTTAAGAAAAAAGAAGTATTGTTTGATGAAGATGGTAATTTTACTGGTTGATTGGTATAATATAATCAAGAGGTGATAAGTAATGAACAAGAAAAGTATATTAGTAGCGCTTCTAAGTTTAATCGTTTTATTTTTGTATCTATTGTTTAAAATTAAAATAATATCTTTTACATCAATTGTATTAATTAGTATTTTCACATTAGTATTAAATCTGATTTACTTTATTAAAAACCCTAAATACAGTAAAATTTTGATCATTATAACTTTGATTTCTACAATTATATTTAGTCTGTATATTGTAATAGGGTTAAACACTAAACCTCCTCAAAATGCAGGAGATTTCTCAATGATACCAATTTTGTTATTTATTATCTCAGTTCCTCTAATTGTTACAACGCACCTAATAATAATATTAAAAATATTATTAAACAGATCCACTGAATATTAATTAAGATACAACAAAATAGGAGTTTATTAGTTGATTTTATATTTAAAATTGAATTAATTTAATCATTTGCTGAAGTAAATTTGATGCCCCCCATTATGACATGTTGATGGTCCTAAGGGTACCGCACGGGAGGGGCTTTAAAAAACGTGAGGCAAAAATTTTGAAAATCTAGAAAACATGTAAACGAAATTAGTCACTTTTGGTGGCTTTTTTCTTTATTTAAGTAAGTTTTGAGGTAAATAAAATGAATAATAATAAAAAAATAAAAACTGAATATGAACGATTAAAGAAACTGTTTGCTTCTGTAGATCCAACTAAAACAGAACTTGTAGATAATTTATTAAATGAAGCAGCATTTATGAAAATTCAATTATCCAATTTACAAGAACAAATCAAAAAGTATGGTGCAATTCAAGTATCCTCAAAAGGAAATCAAAGACAAACTGAAGCAGCTAAATATTATACAAAACTAGTAAATAGTTATGGAACAGTGATTAAAACTCTAAATGCTATTATGGGTAAAAACATATTGGATGAAGATGATGAGTTTGATAAATTTATGGCTAAGATGTCGGAATGAATTATTTGTTAGATTATTATAACGAAATTCAAAAAGGAAATATTATAGTTGGTAAAGAACTGTTTACAGTAATTGAATCATTAATTTCTGATATGGATAATCCTAGATATATCTTTGATGAAAAACCAGGCAACATTAGAATTGAGTTTATTGAAACATTTTGTAAACATACTAAAAGTCCTTTTAATGGACAGCCCTTCTTATTAGAACTCTGGGAGAAAGCAGTCCTTCAAGCAGCTTATGGATTTAAAATGGCAGATACAAACCTTAGAAGGTTTAATGAGGTGCTATTACTAATTGCCAGAAAGAATGGTAAAACAACTTTTATTGCTGGCATTGATTTAGCAGAGTTTTTCTTATCAAAAGGTGGTGTTGATATTGTTTGTGCATCAAATACAACAGAACAGGCAAACATCCTTTTTGAAGAAATCAATAATATGAGAGAACAGTCTAAAGCTCTATCTAATGAAAGAAGGAGCAAAAAGAACATCTTTCACATTTACTCACCCAAGACCAAAAACAAGATTAAGAAGTTATCGGCTCAATCAAGAAACAAAGATGGTTATAACATTGAAGTTGGTTGTATTGATGAGGTTCATGAAATGACTGATAGCAAAGTCTATGATGCAATCAAACAAAGCCAATCAACAAAAGAAGAACCACTCATTTTTATTATTACAACAGAAGGTAACACTGTGGGTGGTTTTCTAGATAACAAACTCGATTATGTTAGAAAGATGATCAAGGGTGAGATCCAAGATGAAAGAGTACTTCCTTGGTTATATACTCAAGATTCAGTTAATGAAATTTATGAAGATAAAAGAACATGGCAAAAGTCCAATCCAAGTTTAGGAACAGTTAAAACCTATTCATATTTAGAAGACTTAATGAATAAATCAAGACATGACTTAGCAACTAGAGTGACAATGCTTTCTAAAGACTTTAACATTAAACAATTAGAACAGGGATCATGGTTAAGTTTTGATGATCTAAATAATCTTGAAACATATACACTTGATGATTTGAAAAATAGCTATGCAATTGGTGGTGTTGATTTATCATCAACTACTGACTTAACAGCTGCAGTATTATTAGTTATTAAAGATAACAAAAAGTATATTATTCCTCAATTCTTTATGCCTAGTGGGGTAATTGATAAACGTAGAGAAGAAGATAATGTTCCGTATGATATCTGGGTTAAAAAGGGTTTAATTACTGTAACTGAAGGTAATCAAAATGATTTTACTTTAGTAACACAATGGTTTATGCAAATGATAAGAACATATGAAATCAGACCACTCTGGGTTGGTTATGACCCATGGAATAGTCAATATTGGATAAAAGAAATGGAAGAGTTAGGTTTCAATATGGAAAAGGTAAGACAAGGTATATATTCATTATCTGAACCCATGAAACAACTTGAAGCAGACTTAAAAAATGATAAAGTCATTTATAACAACAACCCTATCCTTAAATGGAATCTAGCAAACACTCAAGCTAAAGTAGATGTTAATGGAAATATACAACCCTCTAAGTTAAATAGTAGGTATAAAAGAATTGATGGAAGTGTTGCATTAATTATTGCTTATGCTGTTTTAAATAGATATAAATTAGAGTATGAAAATATGCTATAATAAAACTCAAAGTATCTAAACAATAGATTGGAGAATGATATGAAATGAATAACTCGATTAATATTGTGAATAAGCAATTTAAGGGGAATCTTTTTTTAAAAAAAGATGATTTTAATTATGATTATGAAGGATATATTTTTAAATACAAAAACGAGATATATGTTTCAAGATTAGCAAAAAAAACTCCAAAAAAAGCAGGTTATTTTGTTACTTTTTGGAAGAAAGTAAATCATGTGAATTATCCCTATGATGAACTTGATGAATTTGATTATTTTGTTATCAATATTATTGATGGTGAATATTCCGGATATTTTGTATTCCCTAAAAAAGAATTGATTAAGTACGGGATAGTATCTTTAGATAAAATTAAAGGTAAAATGGGTTTTAGAGTTTATCCTAGTTGGGAAATAAATTTAAATTCTACCGCAGCTAGAACTCAAAAATGGCAATTAAATTATTTTAACATAATTTAATTAGGAATAATTTAATTAATGGAGGTCTCTATGGCCATATTTAAAAGAAAGAAAAAACAGGGCTCTACGGAGTCCTTTAAATTAGTAAGCGACTTTAATAGTCCACATGTTCCATTTGGAACCAATATATCCAAATCGGATGTAGTAAAGATTGCTATTGATAGGATAGCTAGTCAATGCGCAAAACTAAAACCAAGATATATAAAAACATTAAACGATAAGACAGTTACAGAGAAATCTGGCAGACTGTCTTTTATTTTAAAGCACAAACCAAATGAAGTAATGACACCTTATCAGTTTATCTATAAAACTATAACAACTTTACTTATGAATGATAATGCGTTTATATACCCAATGTTTGATAGTAAAACTTTAGAACTAAAAGGACTATATCCATTAACACCATCAGTGGTTGAACCAATGGTTGATGATAAGGATAATTATTATTTAAAGTTTTACTTTGAAAACAATGATGCTTTTATTATTCCCTATGAGAATATCATTCATTTAAAAAGGTTTTATCATTCAAATGATATCTTTGGTGGTAATAATTCAAATGGTGACCATGATGCATTACTTAAGACAATCGGTATTAATGAGAATGTCTTACAAGGCATTGATAATGCACTTAGAAGTTCAATGCAAATAAAAGGTATTGTTAAGATGAGTGCCATGCTAAGTGAAGCGGATAAGAAAAAACAACTTGATATGTTTAATGAAATCTTAAGAGACTCAATTAAAAGTAAGGGAAGTTCAATTATTCCGGTTGATTTAAAAGCAGATTATATTCCACTATCGGTTGATCCAAAGCTGATAGATAGTGAAACCTTATCATTCTTACAATCAAAGATACTTGATTACTTTGGAGTTTCAAAAGAAATATTTTCATCCAATTATAGTGAAGATGAGTTTAACTCATTTTATGAACAAACGATAGAGCCTTTAGCCATTCAAATGTCAGAGGCTTTTTCTTTAGGATTACTTACTGATAATGAAATTATGAGAGGTGAGGAAATCATCTTTTATAGTGAAAGATTACAGTATGCATCATGGAATACAAAAGTTACTGCAATTGAAAAGTTAATGGGACTTGGAATTATGAGTCTGAATGAATCAAGAGCACTACTTGGGCTTGAGCCGGTTGAAAATGGTGATAAGAGATTACAATCGCTTAACTACATTGATTCAATGAAGGCTAACGAATATCAAATAGGAAAGGATAATGAGAATGAAGGTAACGATTAATGGTAAGGTTTCAAAAGATGTTTTAACATCGATTTTAAATGAACAAAAAGATAAGACAAAACTAATTGATAACTTTGCTAAAGAAAATAAACTCGAATCAATTATTTATAAAGATGCAGAGTTAGAGTATGAAGGTGGATTTACTAAAGCACCTAGTAAAAGAATTGAGGTTGAAAAAAGATGAGTAAACAAAAAGAAATCAGACTTGCAGAAGTTGAACTAACTGAAGTAGAAGACAAGATGATTTTAGAAGGTTATGCAATCATTTATAACGATGAGACTTTAATTGGTGATGAGGAGTATGGATTTTATGAAACGATAAGTCCTGATGCTATTACAGTTGATGCCATTAAAGATGTGCCAATGAAATATAACCATAATGATGCCTTCTTAATTATTGCAAGAACAAAAAATGGATCCCTTAAATTAACCTCAGATGATATTGGACTTAAAGTAAGAGCAGAACTTCTAGATACGCAAACTAATAGAGACATATATAAAATGGTTAAATCTGGACTACTAGATAAGATGAGTTTTGCTTTTACAGTTAAAGAACAAATATGGAACCATGATGGAAATATTCCAAAAAGGTTAATTACCAAAATTGATAGATTATATGATGTATCAATTGTAGATATTCCTGCTTATGATAACACTTCGATCTTTGCTCGATCTTTAGAATCTATGGATTTAGAACTAAGGGCTATGGACTTAGCTAAGAAAAAAGATAGAGAAGTATTAATAAGAAAAAGACTAAATTTAAAAATAAAAATTGGAGGAAACAAATAATGAATTTAGAAAAAAGAAGTAATGAAATTAAAGCACGTATTACTGAGATTAAAGGTCTAATTGGTACTGAGGTAACACTTGAAGTATTAGAAGAGTTAGAAGCAGAAGTTGATGAACTAACTCAAGAGGATGCTGAGATTGAACGCAAACTATCTATTATGAGAAAAGCAGACTTTAAACCGATTAAAGTTACAGAACGAAACAATGTAGATAAAGAAGCATTAGAAAAACGTGGAGCTGCATTAAAAGAAAGTAGAGTGATCCAAGTTTCAAGTGATGAGATCCTACTTCCAGAACATACAGCATCAACGATTGCACCACACCCATTCGCACAAGTTTCAAGCTTAGTAGATAGAGTTAAAGTGGTTAATTTAAATGGTGGTGAAACATATAAGAAATCATTTATTAAAGGTAGTGGCACTGCTGGTTTAACTACTGAAGGTGAAGGTTATAGTGAAACAGAACCAGAGTTTGGTTATTTAACTATTACAAAGGTAAAAGTTACAGCTTATACAGAAATAACAGAAGAGTTAGAAAAACTACCAAGCCTACCTTATCAAGCAGAAGTTATTAAAAATATTAACATCGCATTAAAGAAAAAGATTAGTGAACAAATCTTAAGGGGCCCTGGTACATCGAATACATTTACAGGTATCTTTAGTGATAAGGCGGTTGCTTTATCCGATGCTAAAGAACTAGAAATTGAAGCAATCACTGACACAACACTTGATGATATTATCTTTGCATATGGTGGCGATGAAGAGATTGAGGGTGGCGCTTATTTAATTTTAAATAAAAATGATTTAAGAGCATTTGCAGGTCTTAAAACAGCAGAAGGTAGAAAAGTTCATACAATTGATTATGTTAATAGTACAATTGATGGCATTCCTTATATTATCAATTCAAACTGTAAAGCAATTACAGATACTAATACACAAGCTGGTGAATACGGTTTTGCATATGGTGGACTACAAAACTATGAAGTGCCAATTTTCTCACCAGTAGAAATTGGTAAGTCAACAGACTACAAATTTAAAGACGGCATTATTGCATATAAAGCATCAGTCTTTACCGGTGGTAACGTTGTAGGTTATCAAGGATTTTTAAGAGTTAAGAAAAAAGGTACTATACCTAAAGAATAGAGGTTTAAAATATGGGACTACTTGAGATGATAAAAAAATCATTATTAATTCCTTTAAGTGAAGATTATGCAGACTTAGAGTTAATGAGTTTAATTGATAGCTGTAAGGACTTAATTAAATCTACCGGAGTAAGTGAAAATGTTATTGATAATAATAAGATAGCCCATTCGCTAGTTCTAATTTATTGTAAGACGTTTTTTGGTTTTAAAGCAGATGGTTCTGTAAAAGAACTACCTAAAAGTTTTGAAATGCTTTTAAGACAGCTTGCAACAAGTAGTGGTGATGCTTATGTATCCAAGTAGTCCTAATATTCAAATTAAACTATTAACTCTAATAAGTGATAATGATGAAATAGGTAATAGTGTTTTAAAGTTAGTTAAAGAAAAAGAAGTCATCGGTATTTCTAAATCAATAACTTCTAAAGAATACTATGAAAGTAAGAAACAAGAATATAAAGTAGATGTGGCTTTAAAGATCTTAAGTTTTTTATATGATGGATCTAAGTATGCTGAATATAAAGATACCATTTATAAAATTGAAAGAACTTATTTATCTGGTCAATATATTGAATTATACTTAATGGAAACTAATATAAAGCGAAGTGATATAAATGGCAACAATGGATAATTTTATCGATATTATTAATAAAGAAATTGATACTTATGCAAAAGATACGCTAAAGGGTATTGAAGCAAGATTAGATGAGACAGCAGATAAGATTTTAGAATATTTATCATCTAATACACCAAGAAGTGGTAGGACTGGTGCACTAGCAGATGATTTTGTTAAAGAAGTTAATGGTAGTGGCATTACTAAGACAATTACTATCTATGCAAAAACAAAAGGAAGTATTACGCATTTAGTAGAGTTTGGTTTTAATCATAAGAGTGGAAAGTATGTAGCAGCAAGACCTTTCTTAAGACCAGCATTTGATGCACTAACGCCTAAGATGTTAGAAGATATAAGGAATATCATTAGTGGAAAATAACTTAATCTTTATATATTCCGTATTAGAAAAAGTACTACCTAAAAATGTATATTATGCACTACAAATTAAACCTAATGCCAAACTACCATTCATTGTTTATCAAGAGATAAATAAACGATCAACAAAATATCACGATGATCATGCGTTTTTAAAAATAACAACTATTCAAATTTCACTTGTTACAGATAAGAAAGATTTAAAGATTGAAAAGAAACTAGAAGATACATTAGAGGCACATGATATAAATTATCAAATGATAAGTGAATATCATATTAAAAATAGCGGTATATACCGTATTTATGAAATAAAAATGGAGGAATTTAAGTATGAGCAATAAAGTAACATTCGGACTTAGAAATGTTCATTATGCAATAGCAACACCAAATGAGGATGACAGTTGGACATATAGTGAACCAAAAAAACTCATCGGTGCTCAAGAATTAACTGCAGAAGTTATTGCAGGAAAAACTGATGTCTATGCTGATGACAGAATACTTGCAACCCTAGTATCAAATAGTGGTTCAAATATTACATTAACATTAACTGAATTAGATGATGATTTTAAAGTTGATGTGCTAGGTTTTGAAAGAGACCAAAACAATAACTTAGTAGAAGTTGTAAATCATAGAAATAAAACATTTGCACTAGGCTATGAATTACAAGGTGATGCCAAATCTAGAAAGATATGGTATTTCTTATGTACAGCAAGTCCAGTAAGTGATGCAACTAAAAGTAAGGCAGAATCAATTGAGCCAAACTCAGTATCATTAAACATTACAGCAAGATCAATTGAAGTTGGTAACTATTCGGTTATTAGAACGATTGCAAAGTTTGGAGATAGTAACTATTTAACATTCTTTTCAAGTGTTCCAACACTTCCTATTTTAGGTACTTAAGATGGAAAGAACAATTATATTAAACGGAGAGCCTTTAAGATTAAAGAGCTCTCTTTTTACCATTATAGAGTATCGTAATGTATTTGGAACTGAACTATTTAGCGACATCAAAAAAATGGATGTTATATCTGATGAAGATGCAGGAAAGGTAATAGATATTTTATTTAAAATAGTATATATCCTAAACAGGCCATACACGAAACAAAGTTATGATGATTTTTTAACTAATCTAGATTTTAATATTCTATCTAATCCTGATGAAATTGAAAACTTATCTGTAACGATTGCTGAGATGTTGGGTGGAGGCATTAAAAAGGATAGCCCAAAGTAGAAACCGAAGATGAGCACATAACTGCAAACATAATTTATAACCTTGCTCATCTTGGGATATCTATTAAAGATGCAGCTTTTTTTGATATAGAAGTATATTCACAAATTGTTGATTTAGAATTAAAGACATTCTCAAAAGAATCAAATACGAAACAAGCAACGCAAAAAGATATTGATTTGTTTTTATTATAAAAGGTGGTGAGTAATAGTGGCAGAAACAATTAAAGGTATAAATATAAAGTTAAGCCTAGATGGTCAAGATTTAGATAATGAACTAAAATCAATTAATAAAGAATTGCGTGAGCAACAAAGAGACCTAAGAGCCATTAATACGAATCTACGATATGATAGTTCCAATCTTGATTTATGGAAAAAGAAACAAACCCAATTAAATGAAGTTATAGATCAAACAAAGAAGCGATTAGAAACTCAACAAAAACAACTAGAACAAGCAAGACTAGGATTGAAACTTGGAACAACATCAGAAGCAGAGTTTAGAAAACTCCAAAGAAATGTTACTTATAATGAAGCAGACTTAAAAAGACTTAATAACGAATTAGAAAAGACTAAAGATAAAGTTAAAGACTTAGGTAATCTAAAGTTTGATAATCTTGCTAAGGTTGGTTCGACTTTAACTAAATCAATAACAGTACCAATACTTGGTGCTGTTGCTGCACTGACTGCTTTTGCAAGTAAGGGTGTTGATACTGCAGATAGTATTGGTAATACTGCTAAAAGACTTAGAATGTCTGCTGAAAGCCTACAAGAGTGGAATCATGTAGCAAGAATGTCTGGTGTAGAAACTGCATCACTTGAAAAAGCATTTGAGAAAGTAAATAACATTGTTGCAGATATTGCACTGGGTGATGTAAAAGGCTTTGCAGGGGTATTTCATGCACTTGGTATATCGATGGATGAGATTGATGGTAAAGATACAAGTGAAGCCTTTGAGGTGATTAGAAATGCACTTGAAAAGGTAGAAGATGAATCTCTAAGAGCTGCACTTGCTAATCATTTATTTGGTGATAAGATTGGTTCTGATTTACTACCAATGTTAAGCCAGGAAGAAACTGCGATTAAAGACTTAAGGAAAGAAGCACAAGAATTAGGTATTGTTACCAATGAGCAAATTGATGCTGTAGGTGGTTATAAAGATTCATTAGATAAATTAAAACAATCAACCACTGCACTTTCAGTTGAAGTTGCAGAAGTCATGATTCCTGCAATGCAGGGTGTGGTAAATATTTTAAAGGATCGTATTATTCCAGCCTTTAGATCCGCGGTAGAGTGGTGGCAAGGCTTAAGTAATGAAACTAAAGTATTGATTACTGTAATCACAGGACTCCTTGCAGCAATTGGACCTGTTCTAACTATTATAGGTAAAGTTGGGCCACTTGTTAAAACAGTAAGTATAGCATTTAAGGCACTAGGTAGTGCCGGTATTTTTGCTGGTGCAGGGATAAATGCTGCAACCCTTGGAATTGGTGCTTTGATTGCAATTGTAGCAATTGCATTATTAGAAAATGAAAAGTTTAAAGAACTACTTGCTAAACTCATGGAAACATTCATGAAACTACTTGAGCCTATTATGCAAATAGTCGAAGTTTTAATGAATGCTCTAATGCCTATCTTAGATATAGTGATTGGAATTATTACAAAACTTATAGATATTTTAATGCCTATAATTGATATGATACTTTCACCACTAATTAAACAGTTAGAGTTTTTAGGCCGTATTTTTGAAATGATTTCACCTTTAATTGAAACGGTAGGTAATGTATTACAGAAAATATTAGTTCCTGCATTTCAAGTATTAGAAAAAATACTAAATCCAATATTAAAGATTTTAGAAAAGATCATCGGATTCTTTGAGAAGATCTTTAATTTTGCTTCAAGCGTTGGTGATGTCGTTGGAGGTGTATTAGGTGGTGTTGGCGATGCTATTGGTGGTGTTGTAAATGGTATTGGTAACTTTATCGGTGATGCAGCTAGCAAAGTTGGTGATTTTGCTAAAGGTGTTGTAGATAAGGTAAGTGGAACAGTTGGTGGTGTAGTTGATAGTGTAAAAGGTGTTGTAAGTGGTGCAACCAAAGCCGTATCAAATGTGACAAGCTCAATATCAAGTGGCATATCAAACTTTGCAAGTAATGCTAAAGATAAAGTTGGTGGTGCACTTAAAGGAATCGGTAATTTCTTTGGCAGTGCCTTAAACTTAAAAGGTAACTCAAACACTTCAAAAACAACGAATAACCAATCAACCACACATAATAGTGTAACAATCAATACAACATCACAAAGTTTTGATGTTGACTCCATAAATAGAGCACTTGGAGGTAAGTTCATATGATAAGACAGTTTTATTTTGAAAATGATAATGGCCAAGCCTTTTACTTTAAGTATGCAAATAATGTATTGCTATCTGAAGTAACTGGACTTGGCTTTAGTTTTGATTATAAGTATTTAAAGTTTGACCATGTTTTTGAAACAATAAAACAAGATGTAGAACTTGCAGAAATACAAGGAACTATTAGTTTTTTAGATGGCTATTTAGGGTATCAAAAGTTAATTGATTATTTAACTATTCAATCAAAGAATTTAAAATTTTATTATAAAGACTTAGAACTAAAATATATCTATGTTGATGTTAGTAGTTTAAGTAAGACAGAAATAATTGATGGTTATTTAAAAAGTGATTTAACACTTCATAAAAAATCATACTGGATTAAAGAAAGACAACTCATTTTAGATTTTGGTAAAAACATAGTAGGTAAGAATTATCCTTATAAGTATCCGGTTAGTTATCTAACAACTAAAGCAGAAGAAACTAGAGTAAGTGTATCAGGCATAAAAAATGCAGCAACCATTATTGAGCTTGTTGGTGATGTGAATAAGCCAGAGTTAAATGTTTATAGACAAAATAAAGTAGTCTCATCAATGAAACTAAATATTGATAAAGATAAAGCAAATATAATAATTTCATCAATACCTAATAATCAGTATATGAAAGATTTAACAAATGGATCAAACATAGATATATATCACTTACAAGATTTTAGTAAAGATAATTTTATATTACTACCTCCTGGTGAATTACTAATAGAGTTTAAATCTGGTAGGACCACAAATACTTTATGCAAACTTACAATATTTGAGTATCATCTGGGGTAGAAGTATGGATATTATAATTTTAGATAGATTTGATTTTAGTGTTAAAGATTATGCCTATGTAGATAATGAATATGAAATTGTAACTGATTTAGTACTAACACAAAAATCTAGTTTTAAAATTAATAAGAAAATGATTAATGCAAATGTTGGCGATTTTATCTATGTAAAAAATGATGATTTATATTTTGGTGTTATTGATTCGATTGAAAATGAAAAAGACCATAAGTTTATAACAGCACTTGATTTTAAAGAACTATTAAAAATAGAGTTTGTCGCAACCAACTATCATGGTAACCTTGCAATCTATATTGAAAGTCTAATAAGAGCAGCACTTATTAATAATAGCGATACTAAAGCAAACGTGAACTATTTACAAGTAAGTATTGAAACATCTAAAGTTGGTACACTTACCTTTGATAAAGATAAAGTTTTAACAATTTATGAACTCTTAGATTTAGTCTTTAAAATGTATGGCATTATGCTTAAATATAGAGTTGTAATAGAAAATGGTAGGTTTCATGGTTTAGAACTTAGAATCGTAAATACAACAACAGGCGTTAGGTTAAAGGCTGATAACTTATATTTAGATGATTTAGTTATTAATGATTCAAATAAAGAAAATATTAATAAAGTTATCTATAAACCTAAGAGTGATAATTTATTCTTTAAAGATGAAGTTATCTTCTATATGTTAACTGATGGTTCAATAACAAGTGATGTAAACCATCCAATGCGTTTTAGAAAAGTCATTCAAAAGCTAGAAACCTATACCGATAATGATTATCTTGATTTAGCTGATAAAGCAAAAATAATTTTATCGGTTGCAAAGGCTGATCACCAGATCACATTTAAGATCAACAAAAAAACAAACTCACTAGATGTTTTAAGAAACATTGAAGTGGGTCTTTTATTAGAGTTTATCTATCAAGGTAAAATCTATGATTCGATTTGTTCTAGTATTAGATATAATAATTCACTTGATCTATGTGAGGTCACACTTGGTGAGTATCGGATCAAACTAACAGAGAAGCTACAAATATTAAATAAAGGCATAAATAGTAATGTATCTAATGTAACCATTAATAATAGTGGTTATTCGGATTTAGATGGAGGAGAATTTTAAATGGGTGTACAAAAAATTACATTTGATGAAGCAAGTGTCAGTGCCAAGATTGATGCAGATATTTATCATTTTTTATTATCACATGAAGTAGGTATCTTTAAAAATTTTAAAAGTAGTGTTTCATTTACTTTAGCAAATAACATTATCACCTTTAGAGATGGTTATGTAAGTATTTATGGCAGGCTTTTGTATATTGAAAATAATACACAAATAACGATTACAACAGATGCATCAAGATATGGTTTTGTTGTTTTAGGTATTAATACAACAAATAACTCTGCAACAATTTATACAAAAGAAAATGCATTAAGTTACCCAAGTCTTACAACAACAAACCTTCTTAATAGTGATGGATTATATGAGTTAGTCCTTTGTGCTTACACAAAGACAACAAGTGCTGTAACTTTAAATAATAGTTATGAAAGATTACTTATCACAAATCATAAAGACCAAATCAGTACTTTAAGAAGTGAGATGATTAGCCGTTTTTATCCAAGAACACATACGCCAAGTCTTATATCAAGCGGTGTTTATAGAATAGGTAATCTTAATTCACAGATATTAGAAAGAAGTATCATTCAAGTTATTATTGCTGGTAAGACGGTTGTAACATTTCCAGGAGCGCAAATATTTATTTTAGTTGGATCCAATGCTTCAGTAAATTATAGACATAATGCAAGTGATTATACGATGCACTTGTTTTATGAAAATGGAAATCTTACATTTACTTGTGGTAGCACAAGTCATACGATTACAAGAATCGTACTAACAACTTTATAGGAGGAAAGAAATCATGGCAATTATTCAAATTAAAAGAAGAACATCATCTGGAACTGGACCAATTGTTGGAACTAGCGGTTCAATTAAAGCAGGTGAACCACTCGTTGACCTAAATGGTGGTAACTTATATGTTTCAAAATTAGGTAAAACAGGTAGTTCAAGTAATCCTATATTATTAACAGACTATCTTGAATACTTATCAAAACCAAATGCAACAAGTTTGATTGATTCAAAAATTAGTAACTTGAGTTTAGGGACAGCATCAAAAAGAAATACCGGAACTACGAATGGTACAGTTCCTTTGATTGGTGCAGATGGAAAACTTCCAACATCTGTTATTCCAAATATTAGTCCTGTTACAAGTGTTAATAGTAAAACCGGTGCAGTAACAATTACGCTAAGTGATTTAGGTGGGGTTTCTACTACCACTTATAATTCACATGTTAGTAGCAGTCTGCATTTAACAGATACGCAAAGAACAAAATTAAATAACATTAGAAATGTTAGTATTAGTCAAGGTGTGGGATCTAAGTTTGTAACAGATAAATCGACCTTTGATAATAGTATTATTTCAAATGCAATCTCACTATATAATGTTTTAGATGATAACTATACACCAGCAAAAATGGTTTATTATCTAGGAATTGATAGTTCTAAAGTGTTAACACCAACATCAACAATTGATGGTGGAACATATTAATGCCTGTTATTAGAATTAAAAGAGGAACGACTGCACCGACAATTTCAAACCTAACTCAAACCGGTGAAATGGCAATTAATACAAGTTCTAATGAAATATTTATAAGAAGCACATCAGGTATTGTTAAAGTAGGTGGTGGATTTACTTTAATATATTCAGGTGGAACAACAATTCCTACAACACTAACTGCAAATAATATCACGCTAAATAGAATGGTTAATCTTTATAATAGGTTGGTTGCTTTTGAAGTAAGAGCAGTAACTGGAACAGACTCATATGAAACTCATGTAGTATTTGCAAGACTTGGAACAAACTCAACCGTATCATCAAGTGCTACTTACGATAGGTTATACTCATGGACAACCTTTGATGGTAGATATTTTAAAACACATTCATTTAAAGCTTATTGTTCTAATAGTGTATCAAGCACAATGACTATAGGAAATCTAAAGCACTTAATTGGTGATTTTATAGGATCTACAATTTCATGGACAACCAATACAACAACAACTGCATATATTGAAAAGATATGGTTGGTTGAATAAGAATGGCATATACATTAACACTTAATAGTATAAGTCCAACAACTGCAGCAAATACCGGAAACATTGGTTTAAGAATTAACTTTAGTTTGTCTGGTTCTGGACTTGCAATACCAGGATTTTCACTACGCTTATATAACGCACTAAGTGGTGGAACACTTATTAAAACACTTTATTATAGTGATATGTATGACCCAATATCTGGTAATGCATTATTGGTTGATTTTATAGGTGTTTCACCAGGCACTTATTATGTAGAACTTTATTATAAAGTAGCCGGAACACCAAGAAGGGCAATTACAATAACCGGTGTTGGTGGAGTTAAGAATATTAAGTTAAACAGTAGTGAAGTTAGTTCAAACAAATTAAACAGTCTTAATGTTACAAAAGAAACACATAACGGAAACACAGCATATGAAGGATAAAAGGGAGGTCCAATTATGGCCATAATTAAAAGTTTAAAATCAAGAGTAGGAATTGATATAAGTTATCATAGAGTGCTTGCAACAAACATTAACTACAATGATAAAAAAATAGTTATTTGTCTAGCATCATATGTAAGTCTAGATAGTAGAGTTAATAAGTATGATCCACTTGAAGTGGTGGATATAGAAGTTCCAAAAGAGGACTTTAGTTTATTTAGTGGTGTTGATACACATGAGATGTCATACCTTTGGTTAAAGGATAATATTGAAGGTTTTGATGATGCATTAGATGATTTAGAAAAAAGAGAGCGTGAAATAAATGAGCAAACAGAAACTAACGAATGATGAGATAACTACGATTGTTAAAAACTTATTTGTTAATAATGAATTAATGTTTTTATACTATAGTGGTTCAAAAGCATATGGAACAAGTAATGATTTATCTGATATAGATGTAACAGCAGTCTTTAGAAACTTAAATGGTATCATTCATGCAACAACTCAAGATATTGATATCTTTGCATATGGTTATGATTCGTTTTTAGCAAGGCAATCGATGTCTGATGAAGTTCCACTTTATAATCTAATTCATGCTGATGATATTATAAGTATTGAAAAAACGCTAATATTTGTTGATGAGATTTATAAAAAGGATTTAGAAGCTATTAAAAAATTAGATTTCTATAAAGTACTACCTTTATATCTAAAAGCATTTGTTAAATACTATGATGATTTAATCAATACAGAAAAAGTTGTAGTTAAAAGGGCTTATCATATTTTAAGACTAAGGGCGATTATTGAAGATATTTTTAAAACAAAAAACTATCAAATAAACATCGATGATAAATGGATTAAAAAAATTAATAATCATAAAGCAAATCATAGATCATTAAATACTACAGAATATTTAAATGAGTTAAAAACTTATTTAGATGAAATAATTGAGATTAAAGATAAATATTTAAAGGATGATAATAATGAAGTACAAGTATAGTGCTTTATTCATGGTAGGAACGCTAGGGTCCTTTTTTTCATACCTTTTTGGAGGGTTTGATAGTTTAATGATTGCACTAATTGTATTGATGAGTATTGATTTTTTAAGTGGTTTATTGCTTGCAGTAGTATTTAAGAAAAGTAAGAAAACAGAAAGTGGCAGACTAAGTAGTGCTGCAGGGATTAAGGGTTTATCTAAAAAGATATTTATTTTATTTTTGATTGCCATGTCACAACAGCTAGATATTATTCTTACAACTTCATTCATTAGAGATGGAGCGGTAATATCATTTATATTTATGGAGGGTTTGAGTATTTTAGAAAACTCAACTCTTGCAGGATTAAAAGTTCCAAGTGTTATTAAAAATGCATTAGAAGTATTAAATAAAGGTAGGAATAATGATGAATGAAATATTAACAATAGTTAGTAGTATTTTAGGATTAGTAAGTGTTGCTTTTGGAATAGTAATAAATGTTATTAATAAATCAAAAGAATTTTATAAAACATATATTGAGATCGAAAATAAAATAAAAGAACTTTGCATTTTAGCAGAGTCTAATTATAGAGATGGAGCTCAAAAGAAAAAGTATGTTTTAAATGCCATTAAAGTATTTATAACAAATAATAATATAAAATTTGATGAAGGAAAATTAAGTGATATTATTGAAAAAGTTATTGATATTACTAAAAAGATTAATGTAAGTGCTGGAGTTAAGTAAACTCTGGCACTTTTTTTAAAAATAATAATAGTAATAAACTTATTTATAAATAAATAAAAGTATGGTAAGATATATATGCGGAACGTAAACAACACGGGTGTACTCCTTCGTTCCGCAAGACTAGGTGTACATCCACTTTATTAAAAAGCAAAATTAGTATTGCTTTTTTTTATTTATATTGATATAATTGAATTGCGGAACGAAGGCGGTCATCGTTAACAAAGACCGAACACCCGAAAAGGTTATTAATTCTAGAAAGATAATCTAAGTAGGAGATATACACCTAAAACAGGCATTATATATGCTAAAGGACAGACGAAGATAAGAGAATATTTTTTATTATATTTTTTGTTTATTTATTATTTTCTTTAATTTGTCTTTAGTTTAAAAAAGGAGTATGAGATGAGATATTATTTAGTTAAATGCAAGTTTGGACATGTTGGTAGAGATAAATATTTACCACTAGAGATTCCAGTTTATGCTAATTCAGCAAAAGAAGCTAGTTTAAAAGCTAAAAGAGTAAAAGGAGTAAAGAGAGACCATAAAGATTGGTGCTTAAGTGAACCAGTACTTATTGACAAAGAATTATATGAAATAAGATTATCTAATTTTAAAAATGATATTTATTTTGAGAAAAAAACACGTCCAAGAATACATTTATTTGAAGATAGATTAGTTGATGAACCAAGATATACAAGGATTAATGGTATAAAAACTAATAAGATAACAAATATCAAAAAAAGAGATCTAGAAACTATTAATTATAAGATTAAAAAAACAAAAGAAATAATCAAATCATTAATGGGTGAAATATATTATTATATGACTATGGAGGTTGAGTAAAATGCAATTAAATTTAAAACTTAGTTACAATCAAAAAAGAGAAATTGAAGGTTTAGAAGAACTATATAACAATTTAATCGCTATTAAAATTTTAAACTGTAAATTATCAACTAAAAAACTAGAAGTAGAAAAAGATAAAAAAGATAACAGAAATATTAGTTCATTGAAAAAAGTTGAATTAACAATAGCATTAAACGAAGGTTTTTTAGTTTTAAAAGGACATTTAGGATGTTCATTTAGAAGTCCGTTTGGTGGAGAATTTTATATAATTGATTATAATATTGTAAACAACGGAGATTTTAATAGTCAAGGTGGAATTCCATTAAAAATAACATTTGATAATAATTCTCCTGATGGTATTGAAGCAACATTTTCTAATCTACAACATATATCAAATAATAATGACTTTGTTTTTAATATTGAACAATTTGATGAGTTTATGGAAGTATTCACTTTTTATAAAAAATTATCTGATGAGATAAATAACAGCGCGACATTTGATATTTCTAGAACAACAAAGCCATATTATTATTTGTCTGTTGACACTAAAGAATTATATGATGAAAATGGAGAGTTATTACCAAACTATGATGATTTAGAACAAATATTAAATAATGAAGAAATTATTAGAGGTTATAAAGTACCTAACTATATCTACGATAGATTTAACAATGAACTCCAAGATAAAGTAATAAAACTTGTAGATATATATATTGATAGTCACGAAAATATTATGAGAAAGATTCAAAGAATGCGTGAAAATTTATATGTTAGTGATTCCAAAATTATTAATGATAAAAATGCAAAAGATATTATAGATATAGAAATGATAAATATAGTTAGAGAAAACAAACAATTTAAAATTTCGGTAATAAGTGATAAAGATATAAATAATAAATATTTAAATCTATATGATATGGGACAAAAAATTAAGATTGAATCTATTGAAAACTCATTAAGGTTGATTAATAGAGGAACAACAGAAGCGTCAATGCATATGATTGAATATTTAATTGGTGATAAAAAAATTCCGAGTGCAACACCAACACTTGCAAATAAGGAAGCATTTATTAAATGGTTTACATCAAAAAATAGTAACGCTAGTAAATATATGGAAGAATTAAATGACTCACAAAAACTAGCTTTTATTAAAGCAGTTGATGGATCTCCAGTTACATTAATAAAAGGACCTCCAGGCACAGGTAAAACTCATGTTATAAACGCAATTACCCAGTATTTGACAAAAGAACAGGGAGAAAAAGTTGTCATCTCTTCGCAAACTCACGTGGCAATTGATAATGTATTAGATAAGTTAATGGAAAATAATGATTTAATTATTCCAAATAGAATTACTAATAGAAGAAATAAATATAGTGTTGATGAAATTGATAAAACACTATATAAAACTTGGGGTATAAAATTAGTTGATAATTTAAAAAATTCCAAAAATAAAAATATTGTTAAAAAAATTATTGATGATCTTAATAACTTTAATGGAATAGAAGAAATCCAATATTCAAAAAATATGAAAGAAGACTTTGATGTGATTGGAGCGACAACAACAACTAGTTCAATTTCAGGTAAGAAGGGATTAGATCTTTTAAAAGAATATAGGTGGTTAATTATTGATGAAGTATCAAAATCACCAATTACTGAAGTTTTAAGATATTTGCCATATGTTGAAAATATTATCTTAGTTGGTGATGATTTTCAGTTATCACCACTACTTGAATTTAAAAAAGATGATGTTAGACATTTACCTTCATATGATGAAGATATGTTTGAAAAGCTTGAAACTATATATGAACAATCAGTTTTTTCTAAAACAATAAGGAAAGCTTTAGAATCACATAGATTAATTACTCTAGAAGAAAATTATCGTTCAGTAAAAACTGTTTTAGACGCATATAATATTTTTTATGACGGTTCTCTCAAAAATATGCGAGAAAAAGTTAATGGTAAGATAGTTGAGTTCAATGATAATGCGATTTTAAAAAACGATAAAAATATATTTTTTGTTGAAGCGTTAGGTGCTACAGAACAAGATGATTCAAAATCAACATCAAGATATAACATTCAAGAAGCTAAAGCAACAGCTTTGATTTTAGAAGATATTTTAAAAACAGTAAAAGAACCTCATACAGTTACTGCAGCTGCAATTTTTCCTTATGCTGCTCAAATAGAATATTTTACTAAAAACTATAAAGAATTAATTAATAGAGCTAAAAAAGTTTTGAAAAGTTTCGAATTAGATACTGTTGATGCATTTCAAGGTAGAGAGACTGATATTGTTTTAGTTAACACAGTAGTAACTAGAACAGATAAGAGAAATTTTTTAAGAGATTTTAGAAGAATTAATGTATCTATGTCAAGAGCAAGAGACAAACTAGTAGTATTTGGTTCTAGATCATTAGAAAAAATGGAAATGGAATCACCGGACGGTAGTAGTAGACAATACTTCAAAAATATCATTGACGGTATAAGAAAAAATGGGGAGATAATTAAAATAAATCAAGAGGGAGAGTTAATTAAAAATGAGAGTAAACATTCGATTAAATTTGCCTAAAAGTTTTAATAAATTAGTATTAAGATATAATACTTTTGAAAAGGTTTCATATGATAAATATTTCATCGCTTCTTTAGTGAAACATACTAGAAATAATTTGGATAATGGATATAATATAATAAATGAATTAACTGGTAAGGGGAGTTTAAACAAACATTTCGTAAACTTGTATGATGAGATTAGAGAGTTAAGTGATTTAGAATTAGATGGAATTTTAAAAGATTCCTTGTATCCAATTCAAAAAATTGAAGAATTTAGATACACTTTTTTTCCACAATTAAATATTTCATCATTCAAAAAAAATATATATGAAGAAGATTTAAAAGATAACGATTTAATTCCAAAACAATTAGTTGACAAAAACGGCACATATATAAGTCATGAATATATTGAAGGAGAAATTAAAAATAATTCAGATAATTATGATGTAGAACTTTCTGAGAAAGAAATTAAAATAAAGATTTATGATAGTTTTTATCCGATTAGCAATAAAGATTTTGAGTCAATTAGAATAGAAGAGAAAATAGATTTAACTAAGTATCAAGGTGAAATTCATCAATCAATTAGTGGTGAAGGATGGATCCAGCTAAACAATTCGACTTTAAACAATATTTTAAATACTAATGATTACTACTATGATAGTAATGGAGATCACATAGGAATTTATAATGATAATGCAAAGAAAACAATAATTGGAGTTGGACACGGTATTTATTTTGTTAAGGAGCATTCATATAAATATAGTGAACCCGCAAATAAAGAAATTTGTGAAAAAGCAATTAAAATATTAATGGAGACTGGTCGTATTAATGAAATTAAAAACAAAACTATTGTTGATATGTTGAGAAATGTTAATAGAGATTTAGAACAAGAAGCTATTAATTATATATTATCTAAGAAAGATGTTAAAGAGTTAGCTTTAAGTGGTATTAAACTCATTGAAAAAGGATATGAAAAAAACTGGAATTTATCATCGTTAGAATCATTTTATAAGTTTAAAGAGACGCCTAGACAATTATTTTTAATATATAATGTAAACGATGGACTAAATTATAGTATTGATGATTTATTATCAATCTATAAACTAGATAAAACTAGTCTAAACATTGAGCATTCATTAATAGTTGAAAATTATTTCAAAGACATTGAAGCTATAAAAGATAATATTACAAGTAAAATAGGCACGATTATGTTATCTGGCATTAGAGAAAAAATTGGAAAAATGAAATTAGACGAAGATAGTAAAAAATTAAGAAAATTTCTTAATAGCATCGCCCATTATAATAAAGATATACAAAATAAAAGTTTAAATGAGTTAATAGACTACCAGACCAGAGTGGATAATAATATGGACTTATTTGAAAGAGTTCAAAAGAAATTAGAAGAGAATAAAGAATATGAATAGTTATAAATATACTTAATATTTAAAAATGGATAAAATAAAGTGTTGGAGATAATTAATCTCTGGCACTTTTTTCATTTTAATGAGGAATTTAAGGTGTAAATGTGTTATTATCTATATAGCTAAAATCAAGGAAAGGAGCGATCACTAGCTTAAGTACTGTGATCTAAAATAATAACTATGAGTAGAAATGAAAAACTTGTTTTAGATGCAACAGAATATGCGAGGTCGTTTTTAAATATTGATGACGAATTATGGGTTCTAATTAATGATATTGATCATTTTGATACTATGTCAAGAAAATGGACAAAATAAAAGTATAGAATCATGCTTTTAACGATAACCTTGCTGTTTCACTTAAATCATATTGTTTCTCAAATTCTGTAGGTGTTAAATAATCAAGAGTTCCAT